CGTCCACCCACTCACGTATAAGGCCCGCGGCCTTGGCGTTGAGTTTCATTTCATAGCGGTCAAAGTCTGCGCCGTCTGGATTCTTGAAGGGCTTCACCCAGGAGTGCGCGACGAAGACAATATTCATCTGCTTCGCAGACATGAGCTTCTCGAGAGAGGAGAGGAAGACGCGCCAGTCGTCGAGTGCCGCGGAGTAGCCCTTACCGAAGCCGCCCCCCACCTCTTCAATAGAAGAGACATTCTTGTTTTGCCGGCAGACGTACTTCCAGAGAATGGGCTCCACCCAGTCAAGCGAGTCCACGACGAGCGTCTTGTATTCATGCTCATCCACCGTCAGGACGCGGATGGCTTCCAGCACGTCCTCCCAGGTTTCAGGAGTAGGGAAGCGCGCGACGTCCAGCTGTGACGTGCCGTCCTCTGCGCCGAGGAAAATAGGGGAGGGTGCGTCCGCCCCAAAGGTGGACTTGCCCACGCCCTCCGTCCCGTAGATGAGCACCCGAATAGGGCGGACGAGTTTCCCCTTCACCACGGACGCGAGTTTCATCCGTGACGGGGGACGCACAACAGACGGGACGCCGACGGGCTTGGTGCTGCCATTGGACACAGGGCTAGGGGTACTCATTGGACAACCTCCAATTCCCCGGGCGAAGCCAAGGGCAAGTCAGACAACTCGGGGTGGACGCTCGGGACAAGCTTGAATTTGGCGGTGTCGTCGAGGCTTGCTTCACCTGTGCACACCCCGAAGAAACTGCACGTCTTCCCCCACCGAGTACACGCATCAGGGTTGCGGGGGTGACGGTCCTGCAGCTCGCCCTCACGGATGGCCTGGCCGATTTGCCAGACGTCAAACATGGCGTCGTTCATCTCCGTCTCAAGGCGCACAACGGCGCCACGAGAGAAGTAGTTGTTGAGGCCCTCGTCTGAGAGGACGGCTTCCTCCAGGCGCACCCGGTACTCTTCCGGCGTTTCGTCCGTCAGCCGCTGGCCGGCATAGAGACGGGGCTGCTCAGTCTTTGTGGCCTTCGTGTACTTGCGCTGCTCTTCGGGCGTGGCTTTGAAAGGCTTCTGCTTGGGCTTGGCGAGCACGTCATACAGGCAGCCGCGCACCTCATGGCCGAGGGACTTAGCGCCTTCGTAGTAGACGCTCACCTGCCCATCGAGGCGCAGCCGCTTCCAGTATTCGCCCCCTGCGGAGAGGTCTTCAGACGACGTCTTGTGCTCCAGGACATAGACGTCGCCGGTGGCAATCTCCCGGACAACTCCGTCCAGCTTGCCGGCGAGCTTCCACGTGCGTGACGGCTGGCCAGACTGGGGGTTACGCAGCGCTGAGACAAAGGGCAGCTCAACGCCCAAGACTTCATAGCGCTTGGCGTCCTCAGCCCAGCGGGCGTGGTAGCCGGCCATCATCACGCGGGCCCGTGCCAATTCGAAGAGGTCCGTCTCAGGGGTGACGGTGTCGAGCAACGCCCCCATGGCTTCTTCAAAGCGCTCTTCAGGGGCCGCCTTCCACCAGGCTTCCAGCGCCAAGTGGACGAGGGTGCCGAAGCGCAGCGCCTCCTGAGTCTCTACGGCGCGGTAGCCCTGGATGTACTTGAAGAAGTGGAGACGGGCACAGGCCCGGGCGTCCTTGAGACGGCTGCTCGTCAAGAGGTCGCTTCTCATGCGGCACCTCCCACTGCGAGTGCGCCCCATTGGGACACCAGCTCAGCATTCCGGAGGCTGCGCAGGACAAACATCCGCTCTCTGTAATTCATGGAGTCATAGGAAATCTGTGCGCCGAGGCATTCCTGACTCACCACAGAAATGTTGGCCAAGTCCCCGCTCACAGTGAGGTCAGCGTTCACCCCGATGCGCACATACCCGCGAGCGTGGTGACATTCACAAGCCTCACATTCCACCCGTTTGAGAACCACCTGAGTCCCAATGCGCATTGACGCCGTCCCTTCAAAAGCAGGCCGCCCCTCGCCAACAGCTGCCAAGTACGTTATACATCAAACGTGTAACGGAAGTCAACGAGACGTGTTACAATCGGAATACGTCCAATGTTTCATGACTTGTAATGCAGTTATCTCTGGGTTAACGAGCTTTCAAAATCACAACGGCAACACCCGAGACTGGGAGTTATGGTGGCCAAGCCTAGGAAACAGAACGTGTTGACCAAGGGACCAGGAAAGGGCCAAGGGCCGCCGAGACCGCTCGTGACCATGCGGCTGCCTGAGGACGTGATTCAGTACCTGCGCGCCCTCGAGGAAGAGTCAGACCTCTCCAGAGGAGAAACCGTCACGAAAGTGGTGAGGTTTTTCCGGGACTTCAGACACCGCCTCGACACCGAATGGTGGGAAGTCGAGAGGCGCGCGAAGGTTAACGGGACCTCGTCAGGCGACGTCGCCGGAGGGCTCATCTTCGACCTGCTCGTGGCCGACAAGAAGAAGAAGTAAGGGCATCCACTCCCAGGGGTAAGACGAGACCCGGGGCGGGTGTGCTAGCACTCTGCGCGCATGTCCCCCTCTGTGCGGCGACATGCGTACCGCTCGCCTAATTGCAAGCCTTTTCCGCCTAAACCCTTTACGGGCTGAACATTCTTGCGTAGGTTGTGGCCGTGTTTCGCATCACCAATACGCGTTGTCGTTACACGTTATAACACGCGACTTTGGGACTACGTAGCTAAGTCTCTGTTTTCGTTAACTAATCAGTGGGTCTGATAAGATGCATTATGTCAACTACGCGGTGGGTAAGGGTCACTCTCCCAGTCGCTGCCGCTGACGAGATTCGAGGCGCCGGGCTGCTGTCCCCGTCGCACTTAGGCTGCACAGACACCTTCTTCACGTGCCCCGGGGGGACACTCGTGAATCAAACCCAGCTGCGCCTCATTCGTGACGTCAACGCGGACTTGGCCGCCGCCCAGAAGCAAGTGGTGGAGCGCCGCCGCCGTCTCTACGACGACGACTACCAGTCCCTCAGCCTCGGCATTGCGGTGTGCGTGGCGCTGCTGCTGGGCGGCCTGGCCCTCACCCTCGTCTCGTCCATCCACTGGTGACGGCGCTATGCACCCCTGGGCTAAAAAGGCGAGCCGTCAAAAAGACTTACCGGGGTTGCGGGACGCGGGAGTAAGACGGAAAGCAATGCGCGCAGAGCTGTCTCAGTTTGCGCGGCAGTAGCTTGAAAAAGAGGAAGCCCCAGAGCTTGCCGGCTCTGAGGCTTCAAGGAAATCAGTTCTCTGTCGTGGCGACCGGGAACCCAACATTCAATGAGCTGTTCAGCCCGAGGAACATCGGATGACTGACGTTAACGTACGGCCTAAATACCACAATCGCAAGCACTTGTGTCGTGGTGCCGTAGCTCAAGTGTTCAGCCCCTCCGCCCCCCAGTCAGTCCGACTGTTTGCGTGCACGCGGGTGGCGAAATGAGCGGCGACGGCTCAGGCTGGAAGCTTCGAGACGAGAAGCCGCAGTACCGCATGGTGGCGTGCCCTGTCTGGCGGACGCGTCTTCGGGGCCTGAGTCCCTTTGCCCTCGCCCTGCACTACCTGCTCACCACGGGCCCCAACACTACGTCCATCCCAGGCCTGCTGTCGGCCGGGGAGATGGAACTCGCAGGCCAGCTTGGGATGGACCTCGACGCCTTCCGCGCGGCCTGGGCCGAGCTTGTGCGCCGCGAAATGGTTGAGGCGGACTGGGAGTTGGGCGTCGTCTGGGTAAAGCACACGGCCAGCGAGGACCCGCCCAACGGACCCAACACCGTGAAGCGCTGGCGCACTCTCGTCCGCACCGAGCTGCCGGACTGCGCCTTCGTCCGGCGAGCGCTGCAGGGCATTTGCCATGCTGTCCGCGCCGCCCTCGCCTCCCCGGACAGCTTCCTAAGGGCTTTCAATGACTGCTTTCCGGAACTCGCTGAACCCTTGGTGGTACCCATCCCGGTACCCATCCATGAACCCTTGGCCGAACCCCTGGGGTATCCCAGATCCCTAATCCCTAATCCCAAAGAAGAAGAATTTGCGGGGCCGGCTGCGCCCGCCGCCGCGCCACCCCCTCCCGTGTCGGGAAAAGTTCAGAAACCGCTGGGGTTGGTGCACGAGGCGAAGGCCAAGCCAGACCCACGGCATGCGCCCCTCGTCGTTGCCCTTACGGCGGCTTTCGAAGCCGAGTGCGGTGAGGCCTATGTCTTCGCCGGGGCAAAGGACGCCATGGCCGTTCGGCGGCTGCTTCACGCCTGTGCCGATGACGCGGAAATTGTCCGGCGCTTCAGGGCGGCCCTCGTCCACGAAAAAGATTTCCACCGCGTCTCGACCATCGCCGCCTTCGCCGCGAAGTGGAACGAGTACGCCCCAAGGCAGGTGAAGCGCGACGTGACGAAGGGTCGTCACCGAGCCGAGGACTCCATCCCGGACGAAGTCGACGAGAGGGGGAACTTCATTGAAGCCGCCCGATGACAAGAAGCCTGAGTCGACGATGGATAAAATCCGGCGCATAGCGGCGGACCCTGCCTTCCGTGCTCGCTGCGAAGCAAAGCTTGCGGCCGAGAAGGCTGAGATGCAGGCACAACGCGAAGCTGCCTTGAGGCGCGAAGACAACCCTGGGCCTGCGGCCGTCTACCCGCGACTTGCTCGTGCAGGCGTCCCGCCGGTCTACCTGGAGACGCTGAAGCTTGGCGCCTATCCAACCCCCGCCCTCAACGCCGCGGACGACTGGTGGGCCGCCCAGGACCCCACGCGCCCTACCCTGCTGCTGTTTGGGTGGACGGGCAGCGGGAAGTCCCTCGCGGCCGTGACGCTCATGGCGCGGCACCTTGCGGCACACAAGCCCAACTCAGGGCCAACGACTTTTAACCCGGCGGAGATGGCCCTGTGGGTACAGGGCAGTGAGTTGGACTTGCTGTCTGAATACAAAGCGCAGGAGGTCGCCCGCGTTGACGCCATGGTGCGCTGCCATTTCCTCGTGCTGGATGACTTGTCCACGGAGCGCGCCAACGAGAACGCCCCTGCTATGGGCCACATTCACCGGCTGCTGACGGAGCGCTACGCACACCGTCGCCGCACGGTAATCACCACCAACCTCAACCTCGGTGACTTCGAGAAGCGTTACGGCGCTCGCATTTGGAGTCGCATGCAGGAAGGTGCCGTCCAAAAGGGCAGTGGAAAGAAGGACCTCCGCAACCCGGCAAAGCTGCACTCCGTCCCCTGACCTAGTCCCCTTCGTGTCGTTTGATGACGCCGTCCCAAGCCTCGTAAATTCGCACTGTACGCCTGTGCAGTTAGTGGGGGAGTTATGGAAGCCGTGCCGGTTGTGACAATTGGTGAAGCGCTGTACCCGCGTCAGGCGCAGCTCATGCGTTTTATTAACGAGTACCAGCGCGCTAACCAGCGCCCGCCCAGCACGCGGGAAATGATGGACGCCATTGGCGTACGCAGCACCAACGCCGTCGCTGAGTTGGTGACGAAGCTTAACGAGCGCGGCCTGGTGGAGCGCCTGCCGCGCAGCGCGCGCAGCGTCCGGCTGACGTGGCGTGGGCGGGACGAGTTGAAAGTCATGCAGCGGCTGGAGCGCGAGACGAAGCGGGCGAAGAAGTCCGCGTGAGTCACCGTGAGGCCCAGTGCAGCTTCTGCAAGCGCAGTGTCGTCTTCGCGGAGACGAGGGAAGGTGTCGCCCTCTGCGTAGACGCCGAGTCCGCGGACGGTGGCACCGTGGAGTTAATGCCGGGGGACTACCCCGACGGGCCGCACCTGGCCGTGCTGTACCAGCGCGTGGAGGGGAAGCGCTCTCCACGGGCCGGGCCGCTTCACACCCTGCACTTCCTCACGTGCTCGGAGCCACGTCGGGAGTGGTGAGGGCGGCGAGGACCATACGCTCGTGCCCCTCAAGGGCCTCTTCGAGTGTCTCGTAGCGGTCGCACTCTTCGCACTCCGGGAAGAGCATGCTTTCGAAGATGAGCTTGCGGTCGCCCCCCATGCTGTGGTCCAGCCCGAGCCACACGGTGGACACCGAGCGGTCCCCGGGCAGTTTGGTGAGGGCCACGCGCTTGTAGTCCTTCTCCTGAAGACGCTGTGCCCATTCGAGCATCTCCATGGGCGTGCCGTCCTTGTCGTAAAACTCGCTCACTTGTCCAACCCCGCGTCCAGCACCCTCTGCACAATGTCGGACATGGTCTGGTCCTCAAGGGCCGCTTGAAGACGTAGCCGCCGGTGAATGTCCGGGGACAGGTGGAAGGCAAGCTGCACTTTTACCCGCCCGTCCGTCAGCGTGCGGCCTGTCCGCGGCTTACGTGCCCCTTGCACTTTGGTTTCAAGCTTTGTGACTTTGGGACTTAAGCGCTTAAGCGTCCTAGTCACTTCCACCTTTGGGGTTTCGGGTGCTGGCTCACCAAGTAGCTTGGCCACTACCTCCGGTGAGGGCTCTCTGACGCTTGGGTAACTGGCCTTAGGCTTCTTCATTTCTTCACCCTCCCCTTCCCTTTGGGCTTCTTCACCATTGCGAGAATCTCCGTCACCAGGGCCTTGGCCTCTGCGGCTGCAGCGTCCTTGGGGTTGTATTGGGCGACACCCTGCCCCGCCGTGATGGACTCGCCCCAGGCCACGCGGTCCGTCACTTCCGTCTTCAGAATTGGAATGCCCGCGGACTCTGTCGCCTCGCGCAAGTCCTTCCCCAGCACCGTGCGTGGGCGCTTCTTCGTCAGGACGACGGCCCCGAGTAACTCATGCCGTAGGGCCTGGGCCTCGCCCAGCACGTCCACGGCGGCTTTGAGGGCCCATATGTCTGGGCCGTACTGCCCGACGGGTATGAGGGCCACGTCTGCCACGGAGAGGGCTGAGCGCTGGACTTTGTCGGCGCGCCCCGGCGTGTCCAGCACCACGTGCTGGAAGCCTTTGGCCAGCTGGGGAAGCTGGTCCTTCTGCCAGAGGTTGGAGTCCATGGAGACGGTGGTGGGCGGGTTTAAGCCAGCGTCCGTCGCCATGCGTGCGGCCGCCATGAGGGTTTGCTGAGGGTCCGCGTCTACCACCAGGACGGTGGTGCCCCGGGCGCGCAACTCCCAGGCAATGGCGAGGGCGAGGGTGGACTTGCCCACCCCACCCTTCTCGCTTACGAGTGCAATCAGCACTACTGCCCTCCCCTTCTGCAGTCGTCCGCGCACTGGTAGCCGCTCAAGTTTCTGTCGTCGTCCCCGAAGCGCCACAGGGGCACGGCATTCTCCCAGTAGCGCTTACGGCCACAGCGCAGGCACACCTCGAAGGCGTTGGGCCACTCGGCCTGGCACTGGGCGCACTCGCAGGTTTCGGTGCAGCTCATGACTCACCTCGGGCCTTGGCGATGGCGGCGCGGGCTGCAACAAGTACGTCCGTTGGGCCTAGGTCGTGGGGGTCGAGATTCACGCGGCCCTGTCCGGAGATTGCCCGCACTAGCCCTTCCAGGGCGGCCAGGAGGTCTGGCGCCGCGGCAATGAGGCGGGCGTTGGCCTCCTGTACGTCGGTCCCACCCGTGGATGGAATCCATGCGGTGTCCCCTCCCACGCGCACGCCAACAATCCGGCAGTCGGTGTTAGCGGCGAGGCTTGGGACGACGAAGCCCTTGAAGAGTTCCCACGGCCCTGGTGTGTGCGCCGCCACCATGGCCTCAAACTTGGCGCTGGCCTCGGCGTGCATCCTCGCGCGCTCGGCGGCGTCTTTGACTCCGTGGATTAACTCCTCTGCGGTTGGCTTGCGTTTGCTCATGGCGTCCTCTGGAAAAAGTGGGACGGGGGCTTAAGGGCGCCCCTGTCAAAGCCCAGGGCCCCTACTTCGCCTGAGCTGCAGCGGCGAGCCCTGCGGCCGAGCCCCAGAAGATGTCCAGGTTGCCGGCCATCGGGTGCCCGAGGAGGGCGCGGCACTTCGAGCACGTCACGGTGGGGCGGCTGAAGGCCAGAGACTTCGAGGCCGAGCCGCAGAGGCTTTGGGTCTTGAGGTTGGCGGCGTGGATGGTCTTGGTGGCGTTCATGTGCAAACCCTCTTGGCTGGTTGGTAACAAGAACCATAAGGGACCAACTGTTCAGCCTGCAAGTGGGTTTGCAAACACCCATCTCTACGCCTAAGGAAGCTAGGGACTTAGGGCCTAAACTGTTCAGCCACCTTGTGACTTAAGTAGCAAGCACACTGAATGCTCAGCCTGTAAAAAGGCGAAAGCTTTAGAGCGTAAATGCCTAAGTGCGCCTATGTTCCAGTGGGCTGAAGCCCTGAGTCACAAGGCTTCAAAGCGCTGGAGTGGCAAAGGTTGGAACCTCCAAACACTCCAGGGAGTGAAGGTGTTAAGCGCTTCCGCCTGGTGGTGTTTGGTCAGCCAGTCCCCATGCCGCGCCCCCGCTTCGGCAATGGCCACGCGTACACGCCGGCCGAGGCGGTGAAGGCGAAGAAGGGCATTCGTGCAGCGGCTGAGCTGGTGCACATGCCGCTCTTCCACGGGCCCCTCACGCTGGAAGTGGCCGTGTACCTCTCCGAGGACCGAGTCACGTACTGGAAGCGGGGGAGTGGGGACTGGGACAATTACGCGAAGCTTGCCGCTGACGCCCTCGAGGGCATCGCGTACAGCAATGACGCCCACATCATTGGCGCTGCCGTCTGGAAGCACCCGGCGGACGAGCAGGGCCCCCGCTTGGAAATCGTCCTCACGGGCGACACGAGTCCTCCCGTCAAACCGTCACGGGAGAGGGCCCTCAAGCCACTCAAACTGTCCGACTGGAAGGCGCTGGCCACGTCAGCGAGTAGCAAACCTACAAAGCGCTAAGCCGCTTAGGGGGTAAACATGCAAACGCATAGTGACACGCTGTGCAAGCAACCCGACTGCATCAACCTCGCCCAGCGCGCGGGCAACTGCTGGGCGCACCACAAGCGCCGCTTCCGGAATGGGACTCGGGTAGAGGGTGCCCTCGTCAGGCGTCACCAGCCGCCCGTGGAGGCCCTCACGGAGGCGGCCCTGGGGTACTGGGAGGCCGAGGAGGACGACGAGTACGCGAAGGCGTTGGACCGTCTGAGGAAGGCGGCCGTGCGCTACGCGCAGAGTCTGCCCTCTTCTCAAGTCACGGTGCACAAGGCGGCACGGCGGCGGCTGCATGCGGCTGTGACGGAGCTGCAGCTTGCCCTTTTCCCGAGGCTGCCCTCGGCGGGGGAGGGTAGGGCGCATGCGTGAGAAGGGCGTGTGTCGGGAGTGTGGGCGCCAAGAGGGACGGGCTGGCCTGTGCTGGGCGCATGTGAAGCGGGCGTACCGGGGGGTAGACCCGAAGCTGCCGCCCCTCCGTCACTCCTCTGCTGAGGCGCGGGTGGCCGCTGCCGTTGAGGCGGTGTCCAGGGGTGTGGGCTCCGTAGCTCGTGCGAGGGCCATGGACCGGCTTCGCAAGGCCCTGGCTCAGCTTCAGAAGGCGGACGGACCTAGTCCCCACTCGCTGAGAAGCTTCGTGTGTGTCCGAGAAGAAGCTGACAGCGAAGCAGGCTAAATTCGTCGCGGTGTATGCCGGCAACGGCACTGAGGCCGCAAGGCTTGCTGGCTACAAGGGCAACCCAAACACGCTGCACCAGGTTGCAATTGAGAACCTGCAGAAACCTGCAGTCCTACAAGCGCTGAAAGGTAGGCAAGAGGCCGAAGTCCGCCCGCTTATTGCCACGCGTCAGGACAGGCAGCGCTTCTGGACTGAGGTGCTGATGAGTCCAGAGACGGAGATGCGTGACCGCCTCAAAGCCTCCGAGCTGCTGGGCAAGTCCGAAGCAGACTTCACGGACAAGGTTGAGCACTCCGGCGCGCTGACGCTGGAGCAGCTGGTCACCGCGTCCATGGCGAAGCCGGGGACAGCGGAGTGAGTAACGCCTACTGGCTTGGCGATGGACCCAACGGCTGGAGGAAGCGGTGAAGAGCCAAGTCGACTGGCTGAGGCCGAAGGGCACCGTCGCCGTTCCATGCTCGGGCAATGGTTGTGCGCCCAAGCCGAACGACGCGCCAGGTAGCAGGTGGCTGATGTTTGTCGACTCCCTGGACCCTCGTCTGCCCGAGGGCCCATTCGTGTGCGAAAGCTGCGCCGGCGGCGTCGAAGTCACAAGGCGCGGTGAGAGCACGCCCGAGCAATTCGCCCAGGAGATTGCTGAGGTGACGTTCGTCCAGAGGAATGGGCGCAAGCCACTCGAGTCCGACCGGGAAGAATTCGCGGAGTACCTCACCATTGCCGCCGACGTCGTCGCCAAGGGTGGCCTGTGACGCTCAGCGGCCGACG